CAGCCACAAGAAGCATAGGTTCGATTGAGCCTGATCAAGTCACAGGTATGTTGGCACAAACCAGGCTAGACTCTGGCCAAGATTCCACTGATCTCAGTGAGGAAGGACTTGGAGAATACAAGTTAACACCAGCACAGTTGGAAGCCGCAGGATATCTCAAACCAGGCACAGTTGAGTTTTATTTGAGCGATGGTACAGCCACCGCCGTAGAAGTGTTGACCAGTCCGTCGGTGTGGACCGGGCAATCAGGGGTCAGCAATGTGTCTGCTTTGTTGTCAGATCGTAACTTACAAGCACAGGTACAAACAGATCTTTATTCACAATCATTGCAACGACTCAGATCTGCAGGAGTAGTAACTGGTGGCGAAGATCCTGCAAAACTGGCTGGTATTGTGCAGGCCGGATCTAAATATGGAGCAGAAACAGTCAAACAGTGGATACAAGGAAAACTGGGAGATTCAAACAAAAACTCTGAGATCAACAAACTGGTTCGTGGAGCCCAGTATGCAGTGGATCTTGCCAACCAAAAAATCAGTGACGCCCTCAAAGGCTACAGCACCACAGGTATAGGATCTACTTCTACTGTAAATCGCAGTGGAATAGATTCCGCAGTCACGTCGGTGATCGGAGATGCTAAAATCACCACTCCCAACTACACCACTCCGTTTACCATATATTCCAATGTAACTGATGCGGATCTAACTTATTCCGGAGACGACCCCATTGTGTTAGCCAACATAAATGCTGAACGTCGCCGCCGCGGTCTTCCTCCCATACAAACGGCTTAAATACTAGACCATGGCTACATTTATTGGATTCAACACCATCGATCAGTACAAGAAGTTCACACTTGTGGACTTCCAGTTGATTAAGCGCGACTTGCTGAACTATTTCAATATACGACAAGGTGAAAAAGTTGGTAGGCCCGAAGTAGGTACTACAATGTGGAACTTGGTATTTGAACCACAAACAGAACAAACAGCCTCACTAATAGTACAGGAAATGCAACGCATCGTGGGACAAGATCCAAGGATTTATCTATCCAGTGCCGAAGCCTACCCACAGGTCAACGGCATTCTCGTTGAGTTAGAAATACAAACAGTGCAGGGACAAACTGCTGAACTGCTGAGTGTATTCTTTGATCAACAGACTCGCACCGCCAGTTACATCTAAATCTGAGCCGTTTATTCAAACCATAAATACTTCACGGAAGGTATTATGGCCAAGACTACTAGACAAACAGCAATATTTGGGGTAGAAGACTGGAAACGGATCTACACAACATATCGAGAAGCAGACTTTCAAAGTTATGATTTTGAGACTCTGCGTAAGAGCTTTGTTGATTATATTCGTATCTATTACCCTGAAAACTTCAATGACTACATTGAATCGTCAGAGTTTGTAGCTCTCTTGGACGTCATGGCCTTTATGGGCCAAGCACTGGCTTTCCGTAACGATTTAAACATCCGCGAAAACTTCTTAGACACAGCTGAAAGACGTGATTCCGTGGTACAGCTGGCCAATCTAGTCAGCTATACTCCTAAACGCAATCAAGAAGCACAGGGATATCTCAAAGTTTTCAACGTTTCAACCACAGAAAATGTTATAGACTACAACGGTCAGAACCTCAGCGGTGTGACCATAAACTGGAATGATGTTACAAACCCCAACTGGCAAGAACAGTTCACAGTGATCGTGAATGCGGCCTTGGCTGACAGCCAACGATTTGGCAAGCCTGGAGCTACAAAAAACATCCTAGGCATTGAAACCCAGGAATACAGTTTAAATCTTGTGCCAGGCTACTTACCGATCGTGCCATTTACATCTGAAGTTGATGGCACATCAATGAGTTTTGAAGCTGTGAGTGCCACTTTCCAAAACGAAGATTATGTGTATGAACCATCGCCACGCCCGTCGGGTATCTTCAACGTGCTGTTCCGTAATGATAGACTAGGCTTTGGCAGTCCCAACACAGGATTCTTCTTTTATTTTAAACAAGGTTCATTGCAGAATCAAGATTTTAACCTCGGCGAGCGCATTTCAAATCGTGTGGTAGCTGTCAACATTGAAGGCATCAACAACGATGACGTGTGGCTATATCAACTCGATGATGTGGGCAACATCCAATACGAGTGGGAAAAAGTGGACAGTATCTACAGTGCGGCAGTAGAACAGTTAGCACCAGATGCTCGCAAGTTCTTTTCTGTAACATCAAGAACCAACGATCAGATCAACTTGAACTTTGGCGATGGAGTTTTTACTGAAATCCCTGTAGGCACATTCCGTAGCTATGTCCGTGCGTCCAACGGTTTGCAGTACATCATCAATCCAGAAGAAATGCAGGCCGTACAGATCTCCATCGGTTACGTTAGCCGTACAGGTAGATTAGAAAACATCACATTCACCTGCGGTTTGAGCCAGCCAGTGAGCAATGCTTCTGCTAGAGAAACAATCGCTGCCATCAAGCAACGTGCTCCTGCTCGTTACTACACACAGAACCGCATGGTCAACGGTGAAGACTATTCAAACTTACCTTATACATTGTTTGGTACGATCATCAAATCCAAAGCTGTGAATCGTAGTTCCATTGGTACCAGTAGATATCTCGATCTAGTAGACATCACCGGAAAATACTCGTCTACCAACATATTTGGTAGCGACGGCCTGATTTGGGAAAATACTGCCAGTCCAAGTTTTACATTTACTTTTGTTGATCAAAATGACATTGCCAACGCTATCATCAATGAAGTAGAACCTGTGCTTGGAAGTCGCGGAATGTTGGAGTTTTACTATCAGAACTTCCCTCGCCCAAGTCTGACTACATTGAACATTGAATGGCAACAAAGTACCACTGCTGCCAACGAAACCACAGGTTATTTTAAATTCAAAGCCAGCGGTGCGCCAGCACCTATTGGGCCCCAGACCAGCGACAACAAAAAATACATGGCGCAGGGATCCTTGATCAAGTTTGTTCCGCCAGCTGGTTATTACTTTGATCAGAACAACAGATTAAAACTAGGTGTGCCTTCACAGCCCAATGACAAGTTGGTGTTGTGGGCCACGGTCAGCGCACTGGTATTAGACGGAACCAACTTTGGTAATGGAAACTTTCCAGACGGAGTTGGCCCTGTCACGCTCAACAACTTTATACCCACAGATGCTATTCCTGTGCAAGTCATACCTAAATTTGTGACAGATTTGCCAACCACGGTTGAGCAGTCAATGACTGAACAAATAGAACTGTATAGAAATTTTGGTATTGGATTTGACAATCTAACATCAACTTGGTATGTGATCACTTCCAACAACTTGGATGCAGATACCACATTTAGTTTGGCTTATGCGCAGGATCAGTCAGGTCAAGGGCTTGACAACTCTTGGTTGGTAGCATTCACTACAGATGGCGTGACTTACACAGTGACCTATCGTTCACTGCAACGATTCTGGGGTAGCGTGTTGCAGACACGTTTCTTCTACGATGGATCACAGCGTGTATATGATCCACGCACAGGTACTGTAATCAACGATTTCATCAACTGCCTCAAGACCAATAATCTTCCAGACGTGAGCTTGCCACAGAACTCAGACATCGTCATGGACATCATCGGTCAGCCTATCGAAAGCGATGGCTATGTCGATGATTTCCAAGTGCGCATCAGTTTCAAAGACTTTGACAATGATGGTGTTGCTGACGACCCTGACTACTTCCAAACCATTGTGGCTCCCACTGTGAATCCTTCCAGCAAGTATGTGTTTTTCCAACGTACAGTAGACTTTGACAATCTTGAACGCTACTTACCGTTGAATGCCGGAGAAGTTATCAGCGAGTATCAAACCAAAGATCAGATTGAACTGGTCAAAGCAGAATACGCAGATGGACAGTATTTCTATGCCACCAATGAGTTGGCATTCTACGAGCTCGACATTGCCTTCAACGGTGTAAGAACACTGAGCCAAGTCACAGATTTGTTGGCCAAAGTTGGTCGCCAAGATCTAGCATTCCAGTATCGTCACAACGCACCATTGAGTCGCAGGATCGATCCTGGTTCATCCAACATTATTGACTTGTATTTGGTCACACAGGCCTATTACACAGCCTACCAAAACTATATCAAAGATTCAACAAACACAGTGCCCGAGCCTAGCCCGCCGACCATTGATGAGCTGTCAGCGTCCTACAACGGGCTACAAAAGTACAAAATGATTTCAGACAACGTGATCCTTAACTCTGTAGTATTCAAACCATTGTTTGGTGTCAAATCTCCTCCTGAACTACGAGCCACACTCAAAGTGATACGTAGTTCAAACTCTGTGGTCAGTGTCAGCGAAATCAAGAGTCGCATGGTTGCCGCTCTTAATGAATATTTTACCATTGACAAATGGGATTTTGGGTTGACCTTCTATTTCTCAGAGCTGGCTGCTTATCTACACAAAGAGTTAGGGGACATTATTTCCACAGTGGTATTGGTTCCACAAGATCCTCTAAAGAGCTTTGGTGACCTGTATGAGATACGTAGCCAACCCAATGAAATATTTGTCAACGCTGCCACTGTGACAGATATTGAAGTGATTGACGCATTGACCAGCAGTGAATTGAGAACCGCTCCCAACAGTGGTGTTGTATAAACATGGCAAACACAAGAATTAGAACAGTAGATTTTTTACCAGAGATTTTCCGCACGGCTACCAATCGCCAGTTTCTCAGCGCGACTCTAGATCAGCTGGTACAAGACCCCAAGCTCAAACCTACACAAGGATATATTGGACGCAGAGTAGGACCTGGTGTTAACCCCAATGACAACTATGTTCTAGAACCTACCAAAACAAGAACAGATTATCAGTTGGAACCAGGTGTGGTGTTTTTAAAACCCAACACCAACACTGTTGAAACAGCGGTGACATATCCAGGCTTGATTGATTCGATCAAAGTCAAAGGTGGCAATGTATCAAGACAAGACAGACTCTGGGAAAGCGAATACTACAGCTGGGATCCGTTTGTTGATCTTGACAAGTTTATCAACTTCAGCCAATATTATTGGCTGCCCGGTGGACCTGATTCTGTAGACGTATTTGCTGATCCTATTCCGCTGACCGATGATTACACTGTCACTCGTAACGCCACAAACTATGAGTTCAGTGGTGTACCTGGACAGAATCCAACCATCACATTGGCCAGACAAGGCACCTACGAATTCAATGTACAACAAACTGGCCATCGTTTCTGGATACAAGCAGTTCCAGGAATATCAGGAACATTGCCTCAAACTCCTAACCAGAGCAGTAGAGAAGTGCTGAGTGTAATCAACAACGGCGATGACAATGGAACTATCACTTTCAATGTTCCAGAGAAGTCTGCACAGAACTTTTATTATACATTGGCTGATGCTGGTTCGGTGTCATTTGCCACAAACATTGACTTTGATCAGATCAATAATCAATACGTATCCGAGTTTTTGAGAAACTATGGTGGCATTGATGGCGTCACCGATCTTGATGGCCGCACAGTTATTTTCTTAGGTGATTCGGGTTGGTTCTTTACAGGACTATATGATAGTCCAGGTCAGCCCTATGATACTGTACCATTTGATGAAACGATAGAAATCACTCTAGATTCTCAAAAGTATTCTGTATGGCGAATCACGTATGTCTATGATGACCCTACCAATCCTTATATCAAACTCACAGTAGATCGTCCAGTCAACAACCTTAGTCGACTGTTGATAGAATACGGTACGCAGTATTCAAATATCAGCTTTTATAAAACTGCATCAGGATTTTTTGAGCGTATACCACTGATCACAGCCAATCTTGACGTGCTGTATTATCAAGATCAAGACAATCCAGCCTTGTTTGGACTGATTAGACTGGTTGATAATCCTAATACTGCTCCTATCGTTGTACAAGACGAAAGTATTCCCAGCGTAAGATTAATCAATGCCAACATCAATGACACTGTGTTGACCTTTACCACGGCCATTGGCGGAGCACTATTGCCAGGTATGGTTCTCAGTGGCGGAGGCGTCACTGACGGTACGTATCTTGTGAGCTCTCTGGGCGACAACACTTGGTTACTGAATCAAACAGCCACAGGACAACCAAACGTAGCTCAAATAGTTGATATCATCGGAGCAAGATATTATACCAGCCCCAATGGTGTGGTATTTTCCAATGGTCTCAAAGTGCAGTTCCAAGGACCAACTGTGCCCGCCAGCTATTCAGGCAACACCTATTATG